GCTTCTGGGGCGGCAGCGGCCTTTGCGGGGGCTTCTGCTTCTGAGACGATTTCGACTTCGTTTGGCTCTAGGCCTTCGTGGACAATCTCGATATCGGAGGCTTCCTCCTTGGAGGCTTTGCCCGGATTGTCGAGATCAAGTTCCTTGTAACCATCAGACATGGGATTTTATTCCTTGAAGTTGGCGTCGAGATATTCAGGCTTGTCGACCACCAGTTCGATGGAGGATGCCTTGACCAGCAGAAGCTTGACGCCCTTCCACCAAATCTTCTGGCCTGCGAATTTGGCGTAGACGATGTAGTCACCGGGCTTGACCCAAGGCCCCTTCCGGTATATATCTTCGTCAACGAACGCTAGTTCGCCCAGAGCAAGGACGCGGCCTACGGTGTTGAGATAGTCTCTGTCAGCGCGGACAGTGTCCGGAATTAGAATTCCACCAGCACTCATCTTGCGGACGGGAACCGGGCGAACGAGCAAACCGACTCCAGGGACGCGCGGAAGCGGAGACGGATCGGGAACCTCGTCTTCCGTTACCCACGCATCGTTTGAAACGGCCCCATCCAACGGGGTTCGAGCAGTAAACAATTATGCCTCCTTTAACTTGTTGCTTTTACGTAGATTTTCCACGGCAGTTAAAACCTGAAGATTACAGGGAACGTGCAAGCCACACACATTCTTTCCCCTCAGTGGGACTATGTGATCGACGTGATGTTGCTCTCCTGTTTCTTTGGTTAGTTTAGCAGCCTTTGCGTAGATTTCTTGTATTTGTTTCAGATTTGCCCATGCGGGACAGGCTTGCTTTAAATTAATTTTGCGTAATCTATTGCGGGCTACACGCTTAAATTGGTTTTTTCGTTCATACTCACGCGAGGCCGCTAAGATTTTTTCTGAGTTGCGTTGTCTGTATTCTTTTTTAGATTCTATAAAGCACGTTTCGCAGGACCAATTATAAACAATCCGAGGCGCAACGTGCCCCTTGCAACACGGCTTGCCGGTAAAATACTTAGTGCAGCCTTGCTTTAGGGCTTGGCGCCTTGTTCGCGGCAGAGACAACGCAGCCTTAGTCCCTTTCTTCCATTGGGGTTTTCTCGAACAACGACTTCAGCAGTTCGATGGCTATGCTGAGTCCTTGAATGGTGCCGCAAACCTTCGCATATTCGTCGTAGGACTTAGCGGCACCCCTAGACAGAGAGTCTTTTTCCCTGTCTATTCTCTTCTGTACTTCTGCTACGTATTCAGATAGTAGCCTCATTGACCTGCGAGGTTAGCCCTCTCCGCTAGTTTCGTAGCTTGAAGATCGGCTAGTTTGGCAGAACTATCAAGTATTTTCCCAGATGCCGAAATCTGGTTCTTCTTGTTTTTGTCCTCGGCATCCAACAGCATGTTGGTTTCCTTCAGATCCAGTTCGCGGTTCTTGAGCGCAATCTTGGCTGCCTCGCGAACATCCTGCGACTGGATACGGGCCGCCGAAAGTTGAAGCTCCTGTGCATTCAGTTGGAGCATCTGCTGTTCGACGCTCGGACCCTGTTCACCGCCCATGCCCGACTGCGCCGACATCATCATCAACTGGGTGGAGATCTGGGCCTGCGCGTTCTCGTCTTGGATGGGCATGCCCATCTGCTGCGCCAACAGCATGGCTTGGGCCACGAACATCAAGGTCTTATGCTCCGAGATATTCGACACCAGCAACTGCATGCCAACAGCGACCGTCGGATCGTTGGTGCCTTGCATCTGCGGCGACTTCAGGAACGCTTCCTTGACAGCGATGTGGGCCGCATGGTTCTGGCCAAGCTGGGCCTTGATCGGCTTCCCGCCCATAGCCACCTGAATTTCGGTCAGCGGATCGGCACTGACGGCGTTCGCCATCGGGTCAACCAGCAGCTTGTCGATGTTCTCGGTGCCCATCGCATAATAGAAGCGGCGGAGGGCCTCCTTCATGTCATGGAGTTGCGGGAAACGGGCCGCCATCTCCAGTTCGACCTGGGCGCGGGCGACACGCTGCGACTCCGTCATGGCATTGGGGTCGGAGGCCGGGAGTACGTCGACGACGGCGGGGTCGAAGTCCGTGCGCTGAACGAACTGGTTTTCGGAGTTGACGACAAAGTTGACAACGTCGGGCAGGTTCTCGAAGTTCAGTTCGCCCAGCAGCTTGAGGAACTCGCCCTGGCTCTGGTGGAGGCGCTTATGGATGGACGAGTAGAAGCGTTGTGAGGTTTCGAGGAGGGCCAGCGTTGTGGCCACGGGGCCATAGTTGGAGGACTGCGCCACCACTTCGTCGGCAGCATCAGCAAACTTCTGGCCACTGTCGACCATGAACTTGAGCAGACCGAAGAGGACCTGAGAGGGTTCCTTGGCGGGCAGCGGGAAGAAAGCCTTGCCCAGTTCTTCGGGGGACAGGTTGACGTCGCGCCACTCACCAAAGCCGAGAGGGGTGTCGCTGTCAGCGAACTTGGCATCTTGGGACTTGAAGCCCGCCTGCCAGTTGGCGTACTGACCGGAATCGACGAGGGCGCGGAGCGAGACGGTGGCAGAGGCAGCGAGGTCGCCAATTAGGTGGACGTAACCAAGGGACCAGAAGCCGAAGGCCGGGATGCAGTGGTCGACCGTGTACCATAGGCGCTTCTGCATGGCTTCGTCGGCTTCGCGCCAGTTGCGCTTGATCGAGTAGACCTTGCCGGTCTTAATGTTGAAGTGGACGATGTAAGGGGCCATGCCGCCGTCGGGCAGCAGGGGATCGGCGCCTTCGAGGTCGAGGTAGCAATGGGATTCACCGACTGCGTAGCCCTTGCGCTCCAGCGACAAGTCGAAGCCTTGGGCGCGAGCGATGGCCTCGGTGATTTCGTTGGTGTCGAGGGTTTCCTCGGCGTCGTTCTCATCAGGCTTGATGAAGGTGCCGGCGTCGACGAGGCTCCGCATTTTGCGCGGCGACAACTCCATGACCTCGATGTATTCGTCGGCATCCTTGAGATGGGTAGCCGCCGGGTCGATGTAGAAGTTCTCGGCGTAAACGACCGTCGGCTCGGGCGTGTTGGTCAGGGAGTTCCAGCCAGCCTTGCGGATGCCGACGCCCATGAAGCCAACGCGGAACAGGTTGCGTTCGAGGTCCGAGTAGAAGCCGGCCACCTGGTCGACGAGCTGGTGGTTCATGTAGGACTTGACGCGGGCAGCCGCCTGTTCACGGGCCGGGTCGGTGTAGCCTAGGATGCGGGTACGGACAGGGCCACGCGCAGGCCACAACTCTTGGATGGCCTTGGCTTGGAACTTGACCACGTTCTCGATGAGGAGGGGGTGGACTGCGGTGCAGGCGCCGTCGACCTCGGTGTTGCCCTCGCCTTCCGTGTTCAAGCCAAGCCACTGGATGCCTTTCTTGATCTTCTCTTCCCACTGCTGGCGGGAGTTCTTGAAGGTGGTATGGACATCTTGACGCTCAGAGCCAATGTCGTCTACGACGTCGCTATCTAGGAAGGAGACGAGGTTGGCCCCGAACGACATGTCGATTTCGATGACCTCGTCCTCCGGAACGAGCAGCAGAGTTTCCTCGGAAAACTCGAACTCGATCTCGGGCGCTTCATCGTCGGAGGGAAGGATCGGATTATCGGACATGGCTCACTTGGCTCCAATAGCTACGGAAGGGGCGCCGCTTGGAAGGTCCATCGGGGCGGCTGACAGTTTCTTGCGTCAATTCGTAACGGCGACGCAAGTAAAGAAGGGCCATGACCATGGCATCGACCGAGTCGTCATGGGCGCCCTTCGGGAACTCCAAAGCTTCTTGCAGCAATTCGGCGGCATACTTCTTCTTGAGAGGTATCCACACGCGCTGCCGCTCGATAATGCCAGTTACAGCATGAGCGCGGGCTAGCTTATCACGATCAGGCTGGAAAGGCAATACCGGCAACTTGTTGAGCTTGAGGTCCTGAATGAGAGATTGGCCGGAAGCCTTGTTCTCAATTACCATTTTGTCCGGCCTAAAGGTGTCGTATTGCTCTTTGGCAATGTTACGGAGTTGAGGGAATGTCCACCGGCCCCTCACTTGGTTGAGGAGGATGGCGTTGGGCTCCTGATACTCGAAGCCCTTCTCATCCGTGTAGGTCAGGTGGAAGATGCCCCAAGTCTGGATGACGGAGTAGTCGGCCGTGGCCTTAGTAGAGAAGGCGGTGTCGAGGGTCTGGATGATTTCGTCACACTCGGGCGGATCGTCCTCGTCCCAGTCTTGGAAGTCGTCCTTTGTGAAGACGTTGCCGTCATCCCCGACCGGAGTCTGCATGTAGAGGGCGCCCCAGTCGGAGCGGGCAAGACTCTCACGGGTAGCCGTCAAGTCCTCCATGGTGATGAACTCGGGCCAGTAAGACGTGCCCTCTTCGAGCATGAGGTAGTCGGCGGCGGGTTGGTCGAGGATGGCCGGGATGGAGATGATTTCCCACTGATCGACCTTGCCATTGCGGGCAGCCTTGTCGAGGAGGAAGCCGGAAAGGTCGCGGACGTGCCAGCGCGTGTTGACGAGGATGATCCGAGAGTCGGGCAACTTACGGGAGCGGAAGCCGGGGCCATACCAATTGTTGACCCGTTCGCGCTCGGTGTCGGACTTGGCAGTCTGTTCCGAGAGGGGGTCATCAAGGATGCCCAGATTGAAGCGGTAACCGGCAATGGACTTGCCCGCGCCTGCCGGGAGGAAGGAACCACCAGCCGTCAGCTTCCAGCCGGTGACGCCCGACATGTCGTCGCGGATCTGGACACCCGGAAAGATTTCGAGGTATTCGGTGGAGCGGACCAGGTCCCGGATGCGGCCCGAACATTCGACCGCC